TAGTTTCCAACAGCTACTGTAACTTACAGTGGCACCCAGCGACTCCCAAAGAGTTGCACCCAATCCCTTAATGGGATGTCTGAACCTACTTATCTCACTGATAACCGCGGTAGCCTGGATCATCTATGCAATGTTGAAAATTACATTGTATCTGACGCTCCGGCTGCTCACCAAGTTGACCTCAACTTCGACTGTCTTGACACTGATGAAAATAACGTTTTTCACAACCTTGACGATGCTAACCCTATGGACATCGATGACAGCGATTTTGACCTACTTCTCAACTGGTTGGTCAGCGACGCTTCTGAACCAGTGGTACCTCCTGCAGGGAACACTGACGACGGCGGTAACCAGCCAATCGGCGTACTCCTTCCCGTTGCTTCTGGCGGCGACCTTCATCCCCCAATACAATTATTCCATGCTCACATGGATGGGGATATCGTCAATCCCGGGAGTGGCGGCCCTCCAATATTTTCTTGGTGGGATGCTGGAGCAAATGGCGCTGATGCTGACGACCCTCTCGACAATGTATTCGAACTTGCCGAGGACGTCGTTGTTGACCAAGATCCAATATTCGACTTTGACTTTATGTTCGATTTCGATGATCTTTTTGAGAGTGCCCTTGGTGGTACGAACTGGGATGTTGCTGCTAGCGCCTAGGTTCATCCAAAACCGTGCGTTTCCATTTCTTTGGAGACACCTGCTGAAACTGTATCCCGATGCAGTCTCGGCATCCCGGCTGATTGACTATCTGTACCCCCCACGGGACATTGATCATAAGCTGGGCAAAACCATCCTGTCCGCCGTCGAAGCGCGGTCACACTTTACAAGCAAATCGTTCAAACTAGACGATGTTGTACCCGATCTGAAGAACCCACATGCGAAGGCCGCCGCCAGAAGGTTGGCCGCCATACGGTGTTTCGAAGCCTGGTCAAAGAGATATGCCTTGCCTTACTATGATGTAAGCATGTCGAACCGGAGCGTCAAGCATGGCGTCGCCGGAAGCGCAACCGTTATTGACTCCAAGGATGCATGCAGCCGCCGTGCTCGCGATCTCAAGCTAGATCCGAAGCCGGACGGCTGCACAAGCGTCTATGTCGACGTGTTCACTCATCTGGGTCTTACTGAGGCTCACAATGCGTTGTGCACCGACTATATCAAGTTTCTCTACACTTGGAACCCCATTTCGGTGGCCGGTGACAGTGATGAGACTAAGTTTCGTTATCAAGAAAACGGCACTTTTCTCACTGAGGGAGTTGGTTTCAGGCCATACGAGGACATACTCTACGATTTCGAGGATGACAATCTGATCACCGGAACTACTCAATTCGAGTGGCAACTCGCTGACATCATTCTCGTGCTTTTCCTGCTAGCAACCTGTCTATATGATCTATGGACTATCGCGCTGGCCAACCAGGGGTTATACAATTGCGTGTTTTTCTACATGCGTGTATTTTCTTCTGATTTCTACCTCCCATATCTCAGCACTCAAAAGCTGATCTACGGGGCAAACACGCTGGGCATCAAGGCCTGGCTCTTCAATGGTTGGACCATCTCCAAGGTTGAGTGGATAACACTCACCTGGAGGTATCCTTATTTCGCAGAACTCGTTTCTCCAAGCATCCTATCCGGCTTTAGCTCACTCATTGTGGCTCTCGTTTCGGTTTATCAGATGCAGGAATTTTCCGTATACACACACAAGGTGGTACGGATCGACGTAGGTGAGTCTCGCTGCATCGTTGTCATCATACCCAACTCAGTGTATTGTGGTATGGCTGCCCTATTGCGGCCAAACATCATTAAGCACGTGCTGTCTCAACGGATCCCAAAGATCCTTCCAGACAGTCGAGGACGGAAGATGGTGATTGAACGATGCCATCGCGAGACCCTAGGTTATAGCGCTGCATACTTGGGTACGTCTGATTCCTATTTTATATCAGACACCACCATTGATCACGCCCGTGCTGGCGGGACTGCCAAACACAGTCCCACAGTTTCAAGTGTCATACTGACTGCCAAATCCGAGGAACTAGACGTCAAGCGTCTCCAAGGAAATTTTGCCTGCGAGCTTGCTCTTCTTGAGCTGCCCAAGCAAACATACAGCTACATGCCAATGCGTTTAGCCGTATTCAAGCCAGTTGCCACGGTCGTAAGACCTGACGTAGGGAAAGAAATCAAGCCTAAGATGGCGCATCATTTCATGGTGCCCATCGTCACCGGTGCAGCGTTCATACACGCTAACACCCGTGAGGCCAACAAGGATGTCGTCAAGCGACGTCTGAAGGTGCCGCACGCTAAGGTGAAAGGGCTGAAGCTACAACCCATAATCATCCAGTATCTACAAGAATTTGCTGGCTTCATCCGCAAGGATGCTGGTTGCGCTGGAAAGCTCATACCAATCGATGAGAGTGAATACATCGACACTCGCAAGGCTGCTCAGCTCACCAAGTTTGAGTCAGTCATGAACGAATACGATCTTGTGGACTTCAGTACTAGAGAAGGACACATGAAATCGGAGGTTGCTGGCAATCCCCACAAACCCGGGCGCGGAATATGCGAATTTCCCCCGGAGTCACAAGCCCTTGGTGGTCGCATTGCTCTAGCATATGCAATCGCCCTGCACTCCTGCAGCTGGCTTGGCTGTGGCAAGAATCCGAAAGAAATGACGGATGATGTATTGCGTGTGTGCATAGGAGCAGATTTCATTAATGCTACCGATTTTAGTGCACAGGATGCGACCATCGAGCTCATCAAACGAG